ACAGTGTCCGCCAGGTCGTCCTTCTTCTTAGATTTGAGGAAGATTGGTAACCAATGTGAATTGGTAGGTCCATCACGGATAAAGGATTCGCACCTCTCTATGGACACCTTTTTCCTCTTATTGTACTGTGCCTTTCCCGGACCAGCCACATCTGGTATTTTGTGACGAGCATCGTATAGAATCGTTTCGGCTTGGGGACACCTGATGATGAAGTATGCGTGAAGGAAGTGCATAACAGAGACCATTTTCTTATTACGTTCAGGTTGCTTCTCTATCAAGATTGTCTTCGCCCCAAGGACCCAAGGTCTCTCATCGAGGTGGTCTCTCATGGAAACATATACACCATCCTTATGTTGTGGTGGAATTCCATCAACATCCCATTCCTTAACGAGATTACCCGAGTCCTCATCCAATAGACACATCGCTAAATTCCTTATACCCACATCAATAGAGAGAATCATTAGTTAAAACTTTAAATATCTCTTTAACTTAATGAGGTATATAGCCCATCGTGGGTATTCACTGGAGTACAGGGACAATAGTATCAACGCGATACTATGGGCAATAAATTTGGGGTACGATGGAATTGAAATTGATGTTCAACTTTGTGGAACTGGGGAAATTATTTTATACCACGATGTGTACATTGATAATTATTTCATATCAGAAACTTCTTTTGAAATTCTAAAAAAGTTTGGAATATGTTCTCTCCAAGAAGTGTACGACAAATTACCCAAAATAATTTACAAGGATCTCATTCTTGACATCAAGGGTAACAACATCGAGGTGATCGGGGCACTTGAGGATTTTTACATGAGAAGATCAACGGAAAGAGTTACATTTTGTAGTTTCAATCGAAGAATTCTAAAGATTCTACCAGATTATTACAAGAAGGGTTCTACATTTGAAACAACTTTCCACCCGAGAGAGTATGATATGATCACTCGGAATTTATCGATGGTGGTCGTTCATTGGACATGCCTCGATCACGAGTTTATAACCTACTGTAAGTCTAAAAATATTAGGGTCTACACATATACACATAAGGAACCAAAGGAGTTGGAATATATGTATAAGTATGATGTTGATGCTATAATTACAAATGGAATTTAATTACTTACGCTTCTTCATAAAGTTCTTGGTGGCACCCTGTCCAGCTGGGGACATCATGAAATAAAGAGCCGCGAGAATGGCGATGCAGAGGACACACGCAGATGCCGCCGAAGCCATCTGACCACCCCCCATGATGTTCCCGATTCCTGATCCAATACCTTCCGCCACATTCGCAAAACCCTGACCGATACCTTCAGCTGCTTCTGCGATACCACCATCCTTCTTGGTGACAGTGGCATCAGCCGATGCCGCGAGTTTATTGACGGTGTTACTTTCCGCGAGACTTTGGGTAAGCTGATCCGTGATGGCTTTGGCCGCAAGTACCGCGACCATATCCTGGTTCCAGTTAATAGACCCACCTTCTGCACACCTGAAACCGTTGACTGTGAGAACACCATCTTGTACAGATACCTGTTTAGCTACAGCGCGGTTGACATTGTTAGTTGTAATTGTATTTTCAATAATATTTTGAACTTCCATCTTCACATTCTGCTTAATTTCCATATCGGTGTCTCCACCTAAACCGAGGTCAGACAAGTTACCCATCTGTGACGTCTTTTCAAGTGCGGCACTGGCTGACGCCTGCATATCATTGGTGATTGCGTTCTTTATTTCCCGTACCTGTTCATCTTTAAATTGTGATACAGATTGTGTCGACGCATCAATCTTCTGTCCAAAATTTGCCGAGCAACCTTCAACATTTGTCAACCGAACAACTAACTTTTGCATGTTTACCTGGTCTGCGAGGGACTCGGTCATATTGGAATTAATTTCAGTGTAAATACTTTTGTTGATCGATTTCATATCGAAAGTTTGTTCAACTTTTTGAGTTGTGGAACCTCCTCCACCCATCGTGTTATTACATTTCCCTGAGAAAAAAACTTTACAATATAATAATAATGGCTTGTAAGGTTACGTTAGGAGAACTAATTTTTAGTGGTGAAAAGAAACACGAAATCCCAGAGGGTATGAATTTAATAGGTGAAACGTTGACTGTAAGTGGATGTGGTACATTTGATGTTGTCGCGGTGGAATTATTAACACCCGATAATAAGATTGTGAGTGAATCATTTGTAAATGGTGAATATCCATTCGATGCTTTGAAGGGTAATCCTGTAAGTGTCACCATTAGCGATGTGTTAAATAACGATGCGATTGATGATTTGGGAGAAGATGAATACGATCCAGATTTTTTCAAAGAGAAGCGGTACCCACCATTTGACAAACCTCCATTGGATATGCTACCGATTACAAGGTTCCCAAAAAAATTTGACTGGAAGGATGACAATGTTAAAAACCTGACCTACCTATCTGTAAGTTCAACCTGTTCATTATGTTGTTGTATACTTATGTTAATCCTATTAAAGAGAAAATAAGTCGTCTAACTATGTGGTGTTGGTGGTGTTGTCATCCATTTGAATGGACACCTTTAAGTATGCCCCACAAATATGATGATAGGACAAAGGTATTTCAAACATCCGGTAATTTTTGTTCTTGGAGTTGTATGAAATCTTATACCATAGATACATATGGGATAAATAGGGGTGGTCTCGTGTGTGGAAATATAGTACTCATGCGAAAACAAATGTTTAATCAGATAGGTCCTATAAAAAAGGCTCCTTGGAGGTATAGTTTGAAAGTATTTGGGGGAGACCTTTCGATTGAGGAGTTTAGAAATAATTTAACTAAAGATGTTTCAGAATCTTTACCTGAACCTATCAAAACGAAACCAAAGGTTGAAAATGTGATACCATTTATTTCAAACACGAAAAAGATGAATGAAATAAAAAATGCGACATCTGATAATAGTTCATTGAAACTTAAGAGAAATAAACCACTAAAACGAAATCATAACAATTTGGAATCAGCATTGGGCTTGATCATAACTCCCAAATCCTAAATTTCTCATTTGTTTACTGGTGGGTCTCGATGGGGGGGCACAATTACTATTGACCCACTGACACCCATCATGGGCCTTCCACCTAATGTCAAATTTTTCCATAGCTTTTCTACATATGACACATGGAAGTGATATAGCATCACCGTGGATATTCCGTCTAGAAACCACCAACTCTCCATGTTTCCTATGTAACCAGTCTGTAAATTGATGAGGTTTGTAACCCTTTTTCATACATTCTCTATAGAGGTGCCTGATGAGTTGTCTTTCTGAACACATATGATTGTTACTAACAATCACAGGTCCCTTTGACATATAACTTGTGACTGTACAATATTTCATATTTCACAGTTGGTACAAGAATTCCCAATGTGTACAAAAGAGCACTTCGTGCATTCACTTAGGGTATTGATATTCTTTTTCGGGACTAATCCCCTGGCAAAACGTTCTAGTTCCTTTACTGTGTAAAGTCCATACTGGACCATAATTTCAAGTGTTGGGAATCTCATATATTTATGTACATCGGTATTCCTTATATGTATTTATAAGCAGGGAAACAATTTCATTAGGGACTTTTGAGCTTTCATCATGGTGACAAAGCTGTCGATAATTGGGGGGACCATCGATTTGAGGACAACTTCAAAGTCACTATCCTGTTCACCTGCGTCAATTTGTTCGATGATATGATTAAGGATTGATATCACGAGTTTCTTTTTTTGGGGACCAGGGAGTCTCTTAAATTTGGCGACTTCGAAGACGAGTCGGGACACGATTGGTGGAATATCTTCCTTGGTCAGTCCATCATCGATATACTCAACGCGGAGTTCTTCAACTAACTTGACGACACTTTTGGCTGAAATTTTTCCAGCATATTTTTGTAAAATAGAATCCATTTGTATAATAATCTGTCATAATAATATATGAACTTTAACGAAGCTATATCAACTTTGGCATTTAGTTTAAGTTTTGTTGAGATGTTCTCTGAGGTTAAGAAGGCTGATTTTGTCAGTGTGGAGCATAAGAATATCATACTTTTGAGTTTATTCACGAGTTGTTTATGGTTTATATATCAGTATAGGACGATAGGAACCAATGCCACGACTCTCGCAACTGGTTTGGGTATATTTGTACAGCTGTATATTTTGAATAAGATTTTGTTGAAAGAACAAAAAGACTTAAAGATTCGGAGTGAATGAGAAGTATAAGATGTCCACCATTGCCCAACTGAAGCCTACCTATGTGAAGCGTTACGACACTCGGGCGAGTGCGTCCCGGAAGTCTACGACCCGCCCGGTCCCAACACCTTCGAAGGTTCCAAACAAGGCCGCGCGTTTTGCGGAGGTCGTCAATGGACGTGCCGCGATGCAAGGCATTCTTTGGGGTTCCCTGGATTGGATGATGTCAGGGGAGAATATCATTCAGCAGTGTGAGGATCCAATGTATGCGTTGGCCGCCACTGGTGTTGTTACGACCCTAGCTGCGGCGTCTGCCATCACCGTCAAGGGCTTCGAGGAGGAGGAGTTTTGGTCCTTCACCCCCGAGGCTGAGCTCAAGAATGGTAGGTTGGCCATGCTTGGGTTTGCCACTCTATTTGGATTGAGCGCCATGTAACCTAAATATTCAATTAATTTTACCTTTTCTTCTAATGAAAATGTTCCTGCCCTGCGCATCACGTAGGCCAAGAGCATGATCAGGATATAGACATTTACAGCGACTGGTCTCATTTAAGCAAACTTAGGTTTTTTGTAGACCAGGAAACCACCGACCATGAGTGCGACGATGAAGGTGATTAGGCTGAGAGAGTTGTAAGCGGTGGAAATCTTCTTGTCCTCTGAGCCAGCGTTACACTTGCGGGAGTAGTTGAGGGCGATGGCGCTACCGATGATACCCATGACGGAGTACACGAGGGTGAGGACCCCAGTCAACTTGGCCTTGGAAACCATGGCGATGAAGAGGGTGAATGGGATGGCGAGGGCAATCGCGAGGGTAGCGGAGAGGAGGCGGCTGAGGTTTTGTTGCATCTTGTTGTCCGCGAGTTCTGGGCAATTCGAGAATGTACCAATACCGGCGGCCGCTGTGATCATGTAGATGACAGCGAGAATGAGGGTCACGACAATAGTCATCGTGTCAATCTTAAGCTTGGATCCCTGACCAACTGGGACGACACCAGCGGCAACGGTGTTCGCCGCGCCACCCGCCATAGCAGACATAGTTCCGAGAGCTCCGAGAGCAGCCATTGTTTATTATACTTGTAGAAAATATTATATCCTGAGGAAGTTAAAAGGATGGAACTATTTTAACAATAATGAAAATATCATACGCCATAACAGTTTGTAATGAAGCGAAGGATTTATATTCCCTATTATCTTTTTTGAAAAAGGTCAAAGATCCCTGTGACGAAATTAATATACTCGTTGATACATTACATGTTACTAAAACTGTTAGAGATGTTCTTGAACATTTCAAAGACAATATAGTTGTAAATGAGCGGGATTTTTGTGGTGATTTTGCAAAGCATCGCAACTTTCATTTGGAGAGGTGTTCCGGGGACTATATTTTCGTGGTTGACGCTGATGAGATGCCCCAAGAAAAACTCGTAAAGGGTCTAAAGAAGATGATCGACGAAAGTGGGGCTGATTTAATATCGGTTCCCCGTATAAACATTCACCCCGGGGCTCAGGAACACTGGTTGAGAGAATGTCAATTTAAAACGAATGAGGTTGGGTGGATAAACTGGCCAGACTACCAAGGTAGAATTTTCAAAAATGCACCTGGGTGTATATACTATAGTAGGGAATTGCATGAAAATGTGGTGGGTGCCGAAAAGTCTGTGGTCCTCCAAGCGGATCCTTCTGTGGCCCTATGGCACATCAAGTCTGTGGACAAGCAGGATAGCCGATGGGAAGATGGTAGATATGTTTCTCCATCAAATACAAACCTATATGACACACTGATGTAATTTAAAGGGTGGTGGAGTAGTAGATGTAGTATGATTAAAACACCCAATGGAATATTTGACATAGATGTCGAGGATTGTTGGATCCGTAATCACATGTGTTCTGGAAAAGTTTTTGAACATCACATAATCAACGATATGTTGAAGCCATATGTAGAGAAATCTAAATACATTGTAGACGTCGGTGCGAACATTGGGTGCCACACTGTGAGCTACGCGGGGTTCAATACAGATTCTAAAATTTGGGCATTTGAACCACAAGAAAAATTATATGAAATTCTGACAAAGAACGTTAAACAGAATAATTATAGTGACAGAATTGATGTATATAAACAGGGTCTCGGGCACTGTAAAATGTCCTGTGAGCTCGTGAGTTTAGATAAAATGGATCGAGATTTACGTAACGGGGGGTGTAATAAGGGTGGTGCTGGTATTGGTAAAGGTGGTGAACATATGACTATAACAACCCTCGATTCTATGGAATTACCTGGTCTCGATTTCATTAAAATAGACGTAGAAGGTGCAGAGAGCCTCGTCATTATGGGTGGTAAAGAGACGATAAAAAAATATAAACCCGTCATATGTTTTGAACATAATTATCAACGAATCGATCCCAGAGATGTTAACCTCGAGCAAGTACCAACACCATTTGAAGAATTGGTAAAACTGGGGTATAAAAAGTTTGAATATTTAGATTGGGATAATTATTTGGCATTTTCATAAGTTAAAAGAAAAATGGATATTTAAGTAAATGGAGTTCGGGAAGATTTATGGTCGTTTCTTTTTGAAACAAGATCTGGGTATAGAAGATGATGACACTCCACATACAGTCACTATATCTGAACTTATGGAGACATTTACATTGTGGCCCGGTTGGATACAGGATTTTCCGGGTAAAAGTGTGCAACTTTTTACCATGTTTGAGACATCCGATGTACACCCAGATATCATAAAAAATATGAAATTATTTGACAAGGTTATTGTTCCATTTGATTATCTTAAAGATATTTTGGTTGGACATGGTGTACATTGTGAAGCTCTAAATTGGTGGACTTCACCTTTAATTAGAACATGTCCCAAAGTTATTAAAAAGAAATCCAACCCCGAAAAGATTGTATTTCTTTATGTTGGAACTAATGATATTAGAAAGAACTTGGTGAAGCTTGTAGATACTTTTATAAAATGTATCGATGGCACGGAACATAAACTAATTGTAAAGACAAACACCACTGATGGTCTACCACAATGTGAAAATATAAAATACATAACACACCGACTAAATTATCATGAGATGGCTGGACTCTATAACATATGTGACTATGTCGTGTCATTTTCACATGGGGAAGGTGTTGGCCTTCCGATGCTCGAGGCTAAATATTTTGGAAAACCCGTGATTTCACATGATCAAGGTGTTTTGGGTACAATTAAAAATGATTCATGGGTGGTTCTCCCGTCTAAAGAGATTCCTATTGACCATGCCTCGGTTCCACCATTTCTTGATAAAGTTTTTCATGGAGCATGGTGGGAGATTGATGAAAAGGAAACTTTTACTATAATAAAAAATCTCATCAAATAGTAGTAATGGATGAATGTGTAGACAGATTACAATATTATTGTGACAAACTCGCTGGCGAACTCGGTAAGATTCCCCAAAACTACAAACTCATTGAACAGTATGGTCACTTAGATCAAGAAGTTTACAACATCGGTGAGGAATACAAACTACTAAAAATAAAATTGGATGAACTGGGGCATAGGATCAATTCATCTAATTTTGGACTAAAAATGATAGAGGTTGAAATTGAGAACATCAAACAACGACAGTCTTCTCGTGACCAACATGAAGATCCGTATTTACCATGATTTCAAAGCCGGCATCTGTGAGATTTTTACAGAATGAGACATCCTCCGAGCAGGTGTCCCTCAAAATTTTCCCATCTTCAGCTTCAATCTCTACGAGGGGGTAGCTAAAGTATGGATACTTCAACTTCTCTATGACCCCTCTCCGACACGCAAAGAAACCCATCCCACTGTAGGCCACCGGTATATACTTGTCGGCGGGAAGGTCTCTCATAAATTCAAAACTCCCATACTTTTTGAAGTACTCGACGTCCCATTCTTGGACGGTGGCGAAGTGAACTCTATCCTGCATTCGGTACAAACCCGAAACAACTGGATACTTCTTGGTGTCCTCGATAAGTTCAATAACCTGTTCGGGTGTGAAAATTATATCAGAATCTATGGTCAACCAAACATCATAGTTTAGGGTGCCACCAAAGGGCACCTGGTCGGCACCCCTTAGTACATCGAGACCTAGGGTTTTCATACGAGAGTAGGTCACGTAGCTGGAATATTCATTTGTGACCACAACTTCATATCCCTTCTTGCTCAGGGACATTACAGTTTGAGTCCAGTTCATGAGAAATGTTCCAGAGAAGCTTTTACCTGGTAGGGCTAGAACAACCTTCATTCTTTTTTAAACTCGTAAAACTTTAAGCACCTCCTTTACAGCTGGGTGCCGAACAATATCATCTTGATTCATACTAACGTGTTCGAGATATTTGAGATCAAAGAGTTGCATTTTATAGATAAGTTCGGAAAGGCCATTTTCAATCGCGAGGTCGGATTGCTCCAAGTCCCCAGTGACTATGAGTCGGGTCCCTGGTCCAACCCTGGTCAATAACATTAACATTTGGTTTGGTGTGCTATTTTGCATTTCGTCGGCGATGATGAGGGTATTGTTGAACGTCCTCCCCCTCATGTACCCGAGGGGTTCAATACTAATACAGCGATCCATTTGATTATAGGTGAAATATTGTTCGAAGATGTCATACATTGGTCGTGTCCATGGTTCCATTTTTTGATTCATATCACCGGGGAGGTAGCCCATATCCTCATCGGCCGCCACAATGGGTCTCGTAAGGACAACCTTCCCACGTGGTTGCTTACGAATGTGTTCAGCTGCGGTATGACACGCGAGCATTGTCTTCCCTGAACCAGCTGGACCAGTTCCAACAATAATTGGCTTACCTGAATTGAGGGCAATCATATATTTACATTGTCCAGCAGTCTTTGGAAGATTCATATATTATTTAAAGATTTTTTCCTTATATAATTTATATGGAGTTCCTTCTTGTAAAATTTATCCCATGTAAAACATATCTGAGTTTAGTAGATCCAAATGGTAAGTCTAGGTTTGCTTGTTTTTCTGAAAAAGATGTAGGTATTAATTGTATAAAATATGTTTCTCATTTTAAATTTAAATATGGTGTATGGCCAATACTTGACATGTCTGACAATAGAAGGAAAGTTGAGCCAAGGTTAGAAGGAATCGTTAAAACACCCAAAGAAATAGCAAAGGAATTTAAACTCGAAAAATTTGACTACGATGGTATAGATAAAATGTCAATGCGTTCCAATGTTTCCTTTTACTGTATATTAGATTTCAGTACCTCGATGTTTAACGGTGAAGAAATGATTGCCATGTCTGGTCAAGAGATGGATGGTAACGCCGACGACTACATGTACAGAAAGGTTTTGAATGATGGCTTAAACATTACATGATAATTAACAATAATGTGTGGTATCATAGCCCTTTTTGGTGAAGAAGTTGAGACATCATCACATCTTCTTAATCACAGGGGACCCGATGACTATAAAAGTGATACATTGGGTAAATGTCGTATGGACTTCTACAGGTTGGCCATTAATGACCTCACACCCGCGGGTATGCAACCTTTCCGGAGAGGTAAATACATGTTAGTGTGTAACGGTGAAATCTATAATCACCGGGAATTATCTATCGAGCGGTGTCCAAGTAAGAGTGATTGTGAAGCTATTTTACCATTGATTAAGTACTACGGGATTGAAAAAACTTTGGGACTTTTAAACGGTGATTTTTCATTTGTCTACACAGATGGTAAACGTGTCGTAGCGGCACGGGACCCTGTAGGTGTGAGACCTCTTTTCTATACGAGATATAGTCCTACCTCAATTGCATTTGCAAGTGAAGTGAAGGCCCTTCTCTCTTTACAAAGTAAGATTCACATATTTCCACCTGGACACTTTTACGATTCGTACATTAACGATTTTGTGTGTTATCACACTGGATACTGGAATGTTCGTAAGTATGTAAAAGCTGGATTTCACACTCAACTCCGGGAAACATTTGAAGATGCTGTAGACCTCCGTCTCAGTACTACTGAACGGGAGATTGGTTTCTTACTATCTGGTGGTTTAGACAGTAGTCTCATCGCATCTATTGCTACACGGAAGTTGGGTAAGATTAAAACGTTCTCCATCGGTCTCGAGGGAAGTCCAGACTTGGAAGCTGCCCGAATTGTATCCAAATACCTAAACACGGATCACACTGAGGTGACCTTCACACCAGAGGAAGGTGTGGCGGTACTTACATCGGTAATCAAATCCCTCGAGTCTTACGACACCACTACAGTGAGAGCGAGTACACCAATGTGGCTTCTATGCAAGTACATAAAAGAGAACACAAACTGTCGGTACATATTTTCGGGTGAGGGGAGTGATGAACTATTGGGGGGCTACCTCTACTTCCATAACGCACCAAGTGTTGATGAATTTGCTTGTGAAAATATGCGCCGTCTTCGTTTGATTCATCAGTTTGATGGGTTAAGGGCTGATAGGTGTGCAGGCGCCCATGGTTTGGATTTGATTGTTCCATTCTTAGATAAACATTTCATTGATTTTTGTATGACTATAAACCAAAATGAAAAAAGGGGTGGCGTTGAGAAACGTATCCTACGGGAGGCCTTTGAGGGATACCTCCCCAGAGATATTTTATGGAGACAGAAGGATGGTATGAGTGACGCAGTTGGGGCGAACTGGGTTGATGAGGTGAAAAAATATGCTGAATCTAAGGTGAACGATGATGAATTCAAACATATACTGTGGACTATTGGTTGTTTCGGTAGTCACAATATCCCTCTCACCAAAGAGGAAGTGTTGTACAGACAGATATTTTGGGACTTTTATGGGAGAGACTGTGACCATCTTATTACAGAAATATGGCGTCCCAAATGGACTAATATAACCGATCCCAGTGCGCGTCTACTTATAGAAAAGAATTCAAAGTAATATATAAATGGTGAACTTTGTCAAAGGTTTTGATTGTAAAAATGAATCTCATGTCATGTGGTTAAAAAGGGTTGGAGGTGCGATGGCCAGAGCGACTGGTGATGGAGATAAGGTTGATATTATTGGTATTGTAAATGATAACCCCATCGAGGGTAATCCAAAAATGGATAACCCGATGGATTGGGCTTACATTCATTTTCAATTGGCCATGAAATATACAAATGCGGTTTTAAATGGGGTGGCGTTCGTCCCACCCTCCAAATAATTTATATTCTTCAAGTGTAAAATCTTGGGGTTCAGAATTTTCATCCATTCGAACGAGGAGCACCTTTCCATGGACCTCTTCTCGGTCAAATGGTGGTGGTAGAGTATTTTCATTCGTCGTCGACGTCGATGTTTCCGCTTTCATGATCACGACATCTATTTCAGGCCACTGCCCTATGAAAGTTTGTGGTCCACCCAAAAGTTTGAAAATTTCATTTTTTGACGGTTTAATGTCCAGTTCAATCGTCTCAATACAGTCTTTTGTTTCGTGTATAAGTACTGCCAATGTCATCTATCCTTATTTCTCTCTCATAAAAAAATATTTGTAAAATATAAATGAAAGACGTGCACATTAAGGTTGCCATTGTGCTTATTGTGGCTATTGTTATGTTCCAGCGGTGCCGTGAAACCTATGATACCAATTATCGATATGGTTTTGTAGACACCAACCCAACTCGGCGTGTGTCTGGGTTTTTTGATGACTGTTCTCCTGAAAATATGGAGGACTGTAAGCGAAACAATCCCTATGAAGGACTTCCTCTGCCCTAAGTCAGTTAAAAACTATCTTATTTATATACAAAAGATGGACAGTCCTATGAGGAAGTTCATCGTTGAACGATTTTCTACTCTTCTCGAGATTCCTGAATCTGATCCAATCTGTATCAATCTCGAGAAGAATATATTCAATTATGCGATAGATAGTACTAATGGAGATGCTTCATGGGATAATAAGTGTTTTGTTATGTTTTACAAAAGTAAATTTTTATCAATTCAATTTACAATGAAAAATAATCCAGAAATTAAAAAACGATTGGTGGATAAGAAGATTAAAACTGTTAACCTTGTCAATATGAGACCCGAAGAATTGTGGTTTGACGGACCACGTGCTAAAACGATAGATGAAAGAATCCACAAGGAGATGAGGAAAGAATATCTTGCAAAAGAAATGAAAAACCAGGATGGGTTTTTTACGTGTAATAGGTGTAAGTCTAAAAAGACGACGTACTATCAACTTCAGACAAGGTCGGCTGATGAACCTATGACCACGTTTGTAAGCTGTCTCAACTGTGATAAAAATTGGAAATGTTGAGTATATGTTCAGAATCTGTCAGGTCCGTTGGCATATCACCGACAGATAGAATGAAATTATAGGGCAATTGTTTCTTCATATCAGTTTTATATTGTGCACTAGTGAACCCCAAATAGTCATAGGGTATTTTATACGATTTTAGTTGTTCTATTGTCCATTTGATAACACGATTTAATCCAGGTCTCGCCGTAATAATTACAATATTATAACCTTGGGTTTTTGCGTCATATAGAAGTTCGACGATTGGTACATTGGGTTCACCATTTGTAAAAATTAGGGTGTCATCTATATCAAACATGACAGCATCATTGGGTAGAACGACACGCCCAGATATATATCTTCTACCCCAGTTCTTCAGGTTATCCATTAATATTATTAAAGATTTAAATAAATTATTTTTCAGTTATGATTGTTGATGTTCAATGTGAAGATAGTAGTGTGCAGATTGCAAAGATAATTAGTGAACCAGCACCAGAAATATACAGAGTTAGATTTATTGAAAAGTTGAAACCGTGTTTATATGACTTTTGTAAGGAAGATGAGATGATCCAAAAGGATATGGTGTCTGGTTTTTACGACGTTGAAAACCTTGAGGATACACATTTGTATGCTAAAGTTCCAGGTGGGTACGAACTTATAGATGATAGTGAAGACGAGGATTTCGAGATTTCAGAGTCTGATGAAGAAGAAAGTGAAGACGATGTTTCTCTCGTAGATGAAGAAGACCTAAGTTAAGAATCTAGGTAGTAATGTATATAAAATGGAGTATAAAGAACCAAAAAAACGTGTGACTAAAAACGATAAGAAAAAGAAGGGTGAGGTATATTCACAAAAACATATCAGAAATCAACTTAAACAAATGGAAGCTACAAAGAATAAGAATGCCTCCTTACACACCCCCGAGCACCCACTACTCTCAAATGGACGTGTCTGAGTATGATGAAGACCACATTTTTGCTTTCATTGGTAAGACTGGCAAGAAGTTCTATTGGCTTACTCACAAACTTGGACTTGATTACATGTGGTATGACAAGAGAAGAAGGGTCATCGAGCTGTGGGGTCCTTACTATACCCATGTAAGTGAACAATCGGCCCACCTGATCCGTTGTGAGCTCGATCATTTTATCAAACCTAAGTTAGAGAGGTCTTTACAAAAAAACCAAGATGAGTCCACACAAGCGACCACTGCCACGTGTTAAACCACCACCTTCAAATCGTGCTTATGAGCCAATCCCCGAAGGTCATTTTCTCCACTCCATCGTGAATCCCCAACCCACCAAATATTATGTATTTGAAAAGTTGGATGTTCACAAGAGGCAGGATTACTTTAGAATGCTCGAGAAAAATAATACAGAAATGGGAATTCCCTACGTTGAACCTGTTCTCCGCGAGTATGTACCAGTGGTGACACCCCCACCACCAGTTGAACCATATCTCGAATTTTCAGATCAGGTGAAAGTGAACATTCGTGTTTTGAAAAATGGGGTTGTTAGGGTGAAGATAAATTCAGCCATCGCGACGATGTTTGAAAAATATAAAAGACCAACACTTAAGATTATACTCCAGGCCTATAAGGCACAAGGGTTCAGTCAAGAGTTTTTGGACAGAATAAAAAAGAGACACCAAAAGAGACTCGAATTTTCTAAAAAGGTACCTGGAATTATTGATGGTATATTTAACAAGGAACCTGTGAAGAAGGTAAAGAAGGTGAAAAAGAAACCGGAACCAGAAGTGGACATAGAAATTGAAGAGGAAGAACAAGAGATTGAAGAAGATGTGATCCCACCAGAGGATGGTGAAATGGATGTTGAAGTTGAGATCAATGAGGAAGAGCAAGAGGAGGAATATATCTCAGATGTAGAAGAATAAAATATTTGTAAATATAAATGGATAGACGTACCATTATAATCGCGGTCCTACTTGTCATAGTCATAGTTTCACTTTGTTCAGTCAAAGGAAAGAGGAATGAAACATATGCACCAGGGAGTGTTGATGCTAAACCTCTGGTTAAAAAATACATCGAAGATAACGCCGATGTACTTTCCGAAAAACCATTTATCGTGTACGGTCTCTTCAAACAACTCACCAAAGATGAAAAATTTTTGAATGAGGTTCTCCAAAGTGCCAGGGATAACGATTCAAATATGTTATTGAATTTTTTAGAGACCCTCTAAAAAAAATATCCAGTAAATATAATGGTGTGTCCACTACCACCTAACGTCAGAAAGTCACATAGATGTTACGATACAATACATAATCCAGCTGCAAACTGTGACGGGGCAGACACTGGCCAAGACAGTGGTGGTTTAGGTCCAACGCAAGGTCAAAAATATCAGGCGTATGCACAACACTTCTGTTGTCGTAGACCAAATCATAAGTTTTGTGAGTGCTACAATACCTGGATCGAAGGGGGTAAGTTTTGTGACAGGGCTGCGTTTGAGAATTGGCCCGGGTGTAAGGATGTAAATCCATTATTCGAACAATTAAAGTCAGCTGTACCAGAGGGCCATGCACAGGTATTCACTGCGGAAAAGAGGAAGTGTTTGGGTATGGTATGCTCAGGTACTGGTAAATATATACCACCAAATGTGAATCAGGGATGTGGAGATGTTACCATTTGTTCTATGAACTTTGACCTCAAAAATATCAATAATAGTAAAATTAATGCCCAATGTAACATTGAAAAGGATAATAAAGTTGAGGGTGGAGAAGAGGCGATGAAGATAATTTTAGAAATGCAAAGGGAACTTGAACGCCTCAAGAAGGAAAGGGGGGATGATGCAACCGACGAGGAAGTCCTAGAGAAGACATCTTTTAAAAACATCGAAAAGAAGAATGGATTTTTGACACCTTTATTGAGTGTGAGCAGTATAGCGGTGATAGCTACTGGTATTGTAGTATTTATGAAAAGTCGTCCTAAGTGAGGATGAATTTTTGGAAAACTAACAATATGAATATATTCTTTCTATCCCTCGACCCTAATGAGATTGCACACATGTCATGTGATCAACACGTAGTTAAGATCCAATTGGAAATATGCCAGATGCTCTACACAGCTTGGTGTTTCTCCAATGAGGAAGACTTTGTTCACGCACACGCACCCTTCACCAAGGATGGAACGCGTCGCGGATACCGCCCCGCGCACCGAAAACACCCCATGACTATGTGGGTTGGTTCAAGTATCGAAAACTATATGTATGCGTGTAAGATTGGAATCTCTTTGACCCTCGAATACACGCGTAGATATGGTAAGGTTCATACTTGTGCTAGACACTTAATGTGGTTATGGGACAACCACCCACAACACTTCGAGGAGCGGCGAAGTGAGACTGCGTACTATTCACAAGAAGGTATCCCCGAATGTATGCCCGAAGAGTACAGGTGTCCAAGTGTTGTAGAAGCGTACCAGATGTATTACATGGTTGAAAAGTTTTCCTTCGCTCGGTACAAGAACATAGCCTCTGGTCTTTCTATTGGATCTTCATATCCCAAATCTTTTAGAAATATATGTTCCTCCATGGAATCCTTAAAATCGTGAAGTTCGATGAGAATTGTAGGCATATGTTTTTTAATAGTCTCCCTAGCACCTTCTAGAACTTGTAATTCATGACCCTCCACGTCAATTTTAATAAAAGATGTGACACCGGAGTATACATCATCTAGTTTTTCACAAGTAACTTCTAACGAACCCCCTCTCCAATCCTCGGGTAATGTAAAACCCGTCCCTCCATAATTGATGTGTGTATTTGATTGACATCCTCTATTAGGAATGAAAATTTCACTTATCTTATTTTCATTTGAAAGAGCGTATGGAAAAACTTCAACTTTGTTTCTCAATACATTATTCTTAACGTTGAGACCTACAATGTGGTGGTACACTGGTTCGAAAGAGTATACTGGACCATAATCAGAGAACATAAGAGTATTGTATCCAATGTTTGCACCTATATCAATAATATCTGTATCCTTTTTGTGGAACAAACGTACATCTTGTCGCATCCACCCATCCCATTCAAAACCGCGTGAAATAGTTTTCGTAATATATTCGTCATTCTTTATTACAAAAACATTATACACACCATTATTTACTTGATCGATATGTATGTTCATTATATAATTTTAATTTTATTGCTTTAAGTTAATGAACACCTGTCCACATCAAAAGGTCTTAATCCGGTGTCCTATTTGTAACGGTGGTCGGTTGTGTATACATGGTTTGATTCGTAGTATGTGTTCTATATGTATCAATTCACAAATATGTAAACATCAAAAACGTTTGGTAAGATGTGCAATTTGTTTTCCCAGTAAATGATAACAATGATTACTGCGACAACATTTTTCAATCATCCCAATGTAAAAGGTGTAATTGAATTTGAAGAGAAAGGTGGAAAAGTTTTAATCAAAGGAACATTGAAATCAAATAAATACCGAAACAGTACACATGGTATTCATATCCATGAAGCTGGTGACCTCACAGATGGGTGTTTAGGTGCATGTGGACATTTCAACCCGTATGGTAAAAAACACGGTGGTCCAAATTCTAAAGAGAGGCATGTTGGTGACCTTGGAAACATTCATTTTGACTCCAAGGGTGTGGCTAAATTCAGACTGGTCGATAGTCTGGTGAAGTTGAGGGGGACTAAAGCAAATGTGATTGGAAGGTCCCTCGTGATACATCAAGATCCGGACGATTTGGGTGTAGGTGGACATTCTGATAGTTTAACAACAGGGCATGCGGGTAAAAGAATAACATGTGCTGTTATTGGCTATTCTAAAAAAATGTGTATATAGCAAGATGTTCAGTCTTACAGCCCCATCTGTTAAAGTTTCCACCCAACGTAAACCTGAATATCAACCCAAGACATACAGTCAGTTTATACAGAGTGTAAAGGACAAGGAACTCCCCGTAGTTATTGTAAAACCTAACAAGAACATAGCTCAATTTTATGAGGAGAATGGAGATTATGGGGATGTCCAGATTGTTCAGAATGAAAAACTTTGGGAAGTTCTCATGGAAAGCGACAGTGATGTGATCGTGGACGTCTCACAACCTGTATCAGTGATTGATAGCATTCTTATATTTTTCTTCGTCGCCTACATTTTTACTTTGGCTCGAACATTCTTTTCGGGGGGTGGTGGAATGCCCAACCCCTTCCTCGGGTCTACGGATTTCAATATGGAAGAGGAGGTCACCACCCGCTTTGAGGACGTCGAGGGAATTGACTCAGCCAAGGAAGAACTTGAGGAGATTGTAGACTTCCTCAAGCAACCCGAAAAGTACTACGGAAGTGGTGCTCGAATCCCCCGGGGTGCCCTTCTCGCGGGTGCTCCAGGTACGGGGAAGACCCTCCTAGCTCGTGCCATCGCGGGCGAATCAAACGTCCCCTTCATCCAGTGCTCCGCCGCCACATTCATAGAGATGTTTGTTGGTGTTGGAGCTAAGCGTGTCCGTGAACTCTTCGAACAGGCGAGGGAGAATCAACCGTGCATCATATTTATCGATGAGATTGACGCAGTTGGGAAGCAACGCGGTGGAACGGTCACACCTGGAAATGATGAGAGAGAGCAGACCATAAACCAACTTCTTACAGAGATGGATGGCTTCGATAACGAGACTGGTATCGTTGTGATTGCTGCAACAAATAGGATTGATATATTGGATGAAGCCCTTCTCCGCCCGGGGCGTTTCGATCGTAAGATACAGGTCTCTCTCCCAAGTGTGAGAGGTCGTGAGAAGATATTAGGTGTCCATGCGAGGGACAAGACCTTGGCCGAAGATGTAGAGTTATCTAAGATCGCCAAGCAAACTACCGGTTTCTCGGGGGCAGACCTGGCAAACCTCCTAAACGAGTGTGCCATTAAGGCTGTCAAGGATGTGGGTGGAACTATCAACAATGAAATCATCGAGGATGTTTACCAGAGAATTGTGGTGGGAGCCAAGGGGGACGTAAAGTTTTCGATGCAAAAAAAGGAGCTCGTGGCCTACCACGAGGCTGGACACGCCATAGTTGGTGTCCTCGCACCCGATTATGATACTGTGCGTAAGGTGTCTATAATGCCCCGTGGAGCGGCTGGTGGTGTGACTTTCTTCCAACCTTCAGAGGAGAATGCGGAGTCTGCGATGTACACCAGGGAGTACCTCCTCTCACAAATTAGGGTTGCCCTGGGTGGTCGTGCCGCGGAGGAGGTTGTGTATGGTAGGGAGAAGGTTACCACAGGGGCGTCATCGGATTACGCGATGGTATACCAGATTGCCCGTGAGATGTTGACGACGTATGGTTTTGGTACACATAAATTCGACTACACCCAAATGTCACCGGAGGCTACATACCTGGTGGACATGGAAATCAATGACCTCGTGGAGAAGTGTTACGATGATACAGTCTGCATGATTTTGGAACACAGGGAGGAACTTGAACAATTGAAGGACAAACTCATCGAAGAGGAGATCGTCGATGGGCAGTGGGTCTATGAACTTTTTCTCAGGTGATAGTAGATATGTCTAGTCAACTAAGGCAGCGAACGAATGGAGGTAGTTCTACAACTACCATTAATCGTCAGAATGGAACCCCTAGTAATAAGGTTATGGTAAAAACACCATCGGGTGCTAAATTTGTAAACAGAAATTCTTCTAATGGTCAAAGGTATATCGCTAATCGGGTTAATAAGCCTCTAACCACAGTAAACAAGGTGGTTAATTCAAATTTGTTTAAAAATATGACGAAAAATTATTTACAGTCGTGTTATTTAAACACATATACAACCCTTGCATATTTGGTAGGTCAGACTAATATTTCTGATGCAGTCTTAGCTAGATATATTATATCTCTAGAGACTTTATTATCTAAAATGAATGGTAAATTATCGGGTGATAGAGAAAGAATGTTTGAGAATTTATGGAATAAAACACGTAATTATGAAAATAAAAATATTTTTTCTAGTCCTACAAACATTGAACAAACTTTGAAATATTATAAAAATATTATGGCGAATGGTTTTAAATACCAGAGTAATAGTAGAATTGCAGCTTTATCAAGAAATTTGAAATAAAATGTTATATAAATATATATGTCACAAAATAAAACTATTTGTGAAACAAAACCTATATTTTTATTAGGTAAACGAAATGAAAATGGTGGTATTTCACTTGGTGCACCATTAGTATATGGTGGGTTGATGGCAGATCACACCATCCACACATCAGATGGTAGTTCTCATCCATCTCAGTTGATAGTATCAGATTACAAGTCTCAAACCAGTTCTCTTGTAACTGGTGAGAATGCACCATTTTTAAGTGAAAATCCCAATATCATGGTTAAAACGGGAGCTAGAAATCAACGAGCTGGAATACATTTCACACTTAATCCGGAAAGAGTGAAACTACTCAAGAATAAATACCCAACTATAACCAATTCTTCTCGTATGAATAAATTTTTTATTCAGTCTTTTTCTAAAGCCGGTACCGCCCCAACTGTTGCACAATACAGTAAGATTATGAAAGCGATAAAAGAAAAAAATAGTTTTAGACGTTTTCAGGGAAGTCCAATGGAGTATAAAAGAATTTTAGATTATTTTCAGTTCACTCTTGTTCAAAAACTTAATAATAGCAATGGTAAGCTATTTTTATATAGACCAAATGTTCATAAAATACAAGAAAATTTAACCAGATTTACTAACTATAAAGATGCTATAATGAATTCATATACTTCTCAAAATGAAAATGATTTTCTTTTATATAATCAGGCATATTTTGCTACGAAAGACCGTCCCGCGGCTTTAGCTTCTGTAATCCGAGGTATTAAAACCATGTTTAAGCGCAGTAGTGCCGTTGAAGGTAGGTGGCGTTCATACGCTTTTACGGGTAATGCTGTGAATAATATCTCGAGGATGAGAGCATATATAAATAGAGATGTGGAAAATGCTCTTTTGGATAGTGGGAGTGGTGAAAAAATTAAAAACTATATCATTGAGTATAAAACTGATAAAGGAAAAATAAACTATTTTTTAAATTACAAAAAATTTTTAACTTTAAAGAACTCTGTTCTAAAGGCAAAGGTGTTGTTTTATTGGATATTTAACTATCCAGGTGATATTGAGGGTAAATTATTACAGAAATTCATATCTGTATTAGATACCTTTCATGATTTTACGGGTGTTAGAGCTACTGGTTCGAAACCAACTGAAGGTGGTTTCACAAATATATGGCCATCTGGTTCAAATAAACACGATAACAGTAAAAAATTTAACTTTTCTAAGGCTGAGGCAGAAAATATATTATCTAATAAATCGAGTTTTTTGGTTAAAATTCTAGGTAGAAATTTATACCGAATAGCAAAAAATGACGCTACAGAAATTGTCGCGAATGTAAATAGAAGAAATGGTATAGGTAACTCAAAGCGTAAGTTATCCCACCTACTTTATTTCTTTGCCATCGTATTGGCGGAGAAAAAGGATCTGACAGGAAAATGTGAAGAATATGCGAGTGAAATACTCGTTAATACTGGTGAAATAATAGAAAAAAATGATTTTTGTAAATTTTTGGATATTGGTGGTAAACATGGTCTTGTGATTGATTTTTACAGTGGAGGTGGACTTTCTTGTATTAAACAACGAAGTGCTATACATGGTGTAGGTATAATAGACCCGGCACCTAGAGGTGCGGATACCTGGAAGGAAATTATGTTATCCGAAGCAAAACATAGTTGCGTTGGTAGAGGTACTAAAATTCCAGTACAATTTGATTTTGACGTTCAAGATGAAAATAGACTCATAAGTCTTCATCAGGAATATCAGCGTCAGTTAAAAGAAATATATAACATGAAAGGTAACGTTTCTAATACTTCCGAAACCGAACCTGTTCAGAGGATAATTGCAAAAAGAAGTAGAAATAATAACAATAACAATAACACAAAGATGGTTAGTGTTAAGCGTCGTGATACTATCACCCCTAATCGTGTATTAAACAGAGGGAATAACAGTAACAGTAACAGTAACAACAATAACAACAATAGACAGATTCGGGTCAAGGAGTTGAGAAAATTACTAAAAATTGATGAAACCATAAGTAAAATAAGGGAAAGTCAAAATAAAAAATATATACAAGAAGAATTCCACAGGCGTATTCGGCGGTTTGAAATATACGGTCGTGAAAATTTGAAGAAATATTTAGGATTTTATTTAAAAAAAGAAAATCCCAAAGACCCAAAGTCTAGACCCCTCGTGAAGTGGGATGTGGAAAAGCGTATCGCAAAAGGTAATCTCAAGAAGGTATCATCATTAATCAATTTACTAGAGGAAGCAGCACGTAAGATACTTATGTACGCCTAAGTAAACTCAAAACTATACGAAACTAAAAGAAATGAACACTCTAAACGAAACTTGTAAAAACGCCGGGAGAATCTTGGGTTTCGTTTGGAGCGTGGGTGAGATCCACAAAATGATTACGAGGGGGCAATATTAAATACACCACTGCATGAGGGTGCCATAGTTGTTGGCTTTTAGTTTTTTATTTTCACCTTCGTACAACCTTGACCCGTTTTTGTAAAAGTCTTTCGTTAAAGTTATGTTCCGTGCCTTTCTGGGTTGTGTTCGTCTCCTATCACAAGTCAGATCCGCGGCCGCAACCTGGAAATCAAGTCTCTTGTAGTAACCGACCACACTATCAATTGCGGACAAAACTATACCTTTACGATTCATCGAGCGTGCTATTGCCTTTATGTTTTCGATCAAAGCTCTTCCTGGTGCGGCAGAGGGCTTTCCTCTATAATTCATTCTCGCGGTGGAGCCACGACATATCAAATCCAGGTAGACCCAATCTGGGTAGGTTTTGAACTGGACACATGCGAACCCTCTGATCGATCCTCTGACCCCGGTTTTATAGACATCGTAAGCAATAACCAACGCGTCGGCGGTTTTGACAGATTCTGTAACGAATGATTTTTCTACATCATTTTGGCACACACTAGATGAACGAACAATTTCCTCACCTTTCAACTTGAAAAGTTTTTTATCATTCTTTTTATAAATTGTTTCAACACCCCTGTTTAGTGAGTTCATCTATATTACCTAAGTGATATTATTTCCTGGTAAAAGTAAAATGGCCACGAGACGATTATTTACTTTACAAAAGCATTTGATTCCGGTGCCAAGAGTTGTGGAGAATATCAGTTTCACTATGAATACAGAGGTTCAGCACGATGAGAAGATTGTCTGGTTGACCACGGAGAATATGAGTGAGATTGAGAAGTTGACAATTTTCATGAACAATAAAAAATATTTACGGAAGCATTACCCAGATTACTCGTTTAAAGAAACGCATTATAAATAAATAAATGTTTGCAGTTCGTTCACCACTTCAACCACGTGTGTCATACCGAGTACACTCCAAACCTCGTAAATCTATCAAACCGGTTCGTTCACATATTCATAGACATAGTCGACAACTGGATCATGTTTCGGAAACGGATGCTTTTTACATTTTGACCTTGTATGCGGATGGAGTTTATTCAATTCAGAGTTTTGACGAGGATGAACTTCCAGTGGATAATATTCTTGCGTTCATCACCTATGATGATGCTCACAGGTACAAGACATTTTTGGAGTCTGTTACAAATATGTCTACCCGTGTAGAATGTGTTCCGAGAATTGCCCTTGATATTAGTTACTACCATACAATGGTGGTCGACGAGGGTGCTATTATTTTCCCACCTACCGAAACCGTGGAGGTCACAGACTGGGAGAAGAGGAATGCACTGATAAATGGTCGTTGGTCTGTTCGAGAAAAATCTCAAGGTATATAAATGGATGTGGTGTTCACATACGGTAGATTTAATCCACCACACTTGGGACATAAGATGATGATTGAACGAATTGTGAATAAAGCGCGCAACCTCAATAAAAAACCAGTGATCATTGTTTCACATTCGGTTGGAAATATTAGAAACCCCCTTCCCGTGGATAATAAATTACGTATTTTAAGGGGTTGGTTTCCCAATGTGACTTTTATGTCGTCGGCTAAGAATAAGAGTATTGCAAAGATAAGTGAGAATTTTAGTTCGAACTCTGTGATGATAGTTGGTGAAAATCGTAAAGACGCATTTAAGTTTTTGAATTTTAAACGTGTGGCTATAAACCGCCCAAACGGTGCTCCGTCGGCGACAAAGGCTCGAAGGGCTGCTGTCAATGGTAATAAGGAGCGTTTCAAAGAACTGACTGGATACAATCTCACAAATAATATGAGACAGATGATGACCCCAAAGAAAAAATAATACTCAGGAAAGGTATGAGCATATTTAGGGATCGATTGGTGCGTTACGTAACCAAGGACATGTATTTACCGTGGAAGTGTTACGCGACCAAATATTGGATGTTTACACCATTAGGATATTGTAATTGTATGATAGACTGTAAGTTTCTCAAAATGCCTACTCATCCGTCATGAGGATTTCCTCAAGTTCATCAAGTTCTGTATATTTCCACCTTTTAAACCAATGAAAAGGAAAACAGAACATTCTTTACCTAAGTAACATAAAGAATATTATAGAGTATAACTCAACACCAAAAGTATGGCTTGTATGCAGTACATTGCTTTTGATTTTGAGACCTCTGGCCTCCCCAAGGGTCGACGAAATGTCAAGATCACCCCAGAGACCCTCCACTGTTTTGACATGTGTCGTGCAGTTTCACTATCTGCTGCGAGGTTTTCTAACAAGGGGCGTTTGATTGATACCTTCGATGCTATCATCCATCCGACTGACTTCCAGATCAGTCAGGGATCGATTGATATCCACGGTATCACCCAAGAGAAGGCTGAAAGAGAGGGTCGCCCCTTCGTAGAAGTTTTCTTGGACTTTGCTCGTTTCATTGGACCGAGGACGACTACTATGGTTGCCCATAATGCAATCTTCGATACCTCGGTTCTCAGATCTGAGATGATTCGGCATCAGCTGGATCTGTCTCTGATTCAGAATCTCAATTTCAGGTGCACATTGGAGTTGCACAAGGAGAAGCATTTGACACCTATTAAGTTGGGTGTCCTCTATAAGGAGATTTTTGGTGTGGAATTTGAGAACGCCCACAACTCCCTGGCAGATTGTATTGCGTGTGGGAAGGTGTATCCCTACCTCCTCGGACATGAGAGGTCTTTGAAGCCTTTGGGAATCCCGAAGGTTGTGATCTCTGCATCTTCAGTGTCTTCCGCTATTGGAATTGGTTTCACCAAGGTCCCCGATCTGGTATCGGAGTTGTGGAAGAAGTACAAGCCTCAAACATTTGAGGGTGTTTTGAAGGATGATGAGGCTGTCAACACCTTAAACTCTAAGGAGACGACGAAGAAGATTCTCGAGGCAGCGACGTCTTTTAAATCTGAATCAAGTGCGGATGTCGCTGGGAAGACACGGGCTCTCTACCATCAACTTGAGTACTCTGGTTTGACCCCCAAAGAGCTCATTGACACCAAGGATTACATCCGCAAGACCCTCTATACCAACCACGGGACCCGGAACGAGGATAAGACTGCTGACCTGGACAGCGCTGTTTTGAAGAGGGATGATACGTACTACACCTACGATATATGTACGATCGAGGGGACTTTGTACCAGATTGTTGGGAGGATTGATAGGATTCAAGAGAATGAGGATGGCTCTAGGACTTTGGTGGAGATCAAGAACCGTGCCAAATGTCTTTTCAACCGGGTGAGGGACTATGAGAATGTGCAGTGTCAGACATACCTTCAGATGTTGAAGGACATCAAATATTGTCGGTTGATTGAGCAGTTCAATGACGAGAGGAAGGGGTACCTCATCGAGAAGAATGACGAGACGTGGAACGGTGAGATCCTGCCCAAGCTCCAGAACTTTTGTGAGCACCTGCATAGCATGATGAGTGAATCGGTTTAGAGACTAACCTTATGTAATATATATGTTTGGATTAAATGAAATAAAAGATGAGGTCCA